GCCATAAATGCCCCATGTGTAGATGGGTTTGATACAAAATCCCATCCAACTAATTCGAAGTCTTCCTGAACCATTAAAGTACCATCATTTAGTTCTTTTACTGAACCTAACCCTCTCGATGAAATTCCTAAACGAATGTTGTTTTTTAATAACTCTCTTAAAATGTTTCCCGATGGGGTTGAGAGAATTTCCACTACACCAATAACATCATCGCCATCCCATCCGATTTCTCTAATATTATGTGAAACGTTTTTTAGGTTAATAACAGGCGAATCTGGATGGTCTAACTCACCCAATGCTCTTCTTTCTTTGATAAGTTGTTCGTACTTCTTACACTCTCTTTCTAAGATTTCTTTTGGATATCTTCTATGATTTTGATTTGGCGCACCAGCTCTTTGTAAGATGCCTTTAACTAAATAAGTTCCGTTATCTTGCTCTATGAGCTTAGCTTCAAACAAATGGGTCTCTATTAATAATCCTTTATTCATTTATTTTATATCGTTTTTTACCTTATCAGCCGCTTTTCCGGTTAATCCTTTATCTTCCCACGCTTTTACTAAAGCGGTTTTCAAATGATTTTTTAATTCGGTTTCATCCAATTCACCATTTGTACTATCCACCATTTTTACAATTTGTGTTTGTACATATCCCATCTTCACAATTTTATCAGCAACACTGTTATTTATACCATCATTAGAATCTAACATCTTTATTATATCATCCATAACACGTTTGTTATTGGATATAGATTCTAATATTTTGGTAACTGCTTTTTTATAATCGTTGTTACCATTAATATAGTTTCCTACTTTTTTAGCCAATTCATACATAAAATAGATAACTATCTTACCTAATACAGCTATGGTTATAGTTGCGAGTAAACCTTCAACTACACCTTCGTTAACTATTTTTTTTTTTGAGCCATTCTATTAAACGCCTCTTTCAATCCAATTTTATCTGATATATCCGTTATTTCTTCATAATCGGTATCTCTCAATGCTCTTTCAATTTCTTTTCTACTTGCGTTTGTAGATGATGTTGCTGCGGCTGCTATCTTCTTTTTACCAAATGAACCAGCCTTATCATACAACTTCATAATCGCTTTAAAGTGCCAATCGTTAGTCCCAACTTCATCCTTTGCTCTCAATTTAGCTAAATCATCGCCATCAACTTTTCCGTTTTTGTTCAAATCTATTTTTTGTTGAGCGGCACTTAATTCGGCTTCGTTATAACCTATTAGTTTACCTTCCGATTTTGCCTTATATGCCGTATCTACTGCATTGAAAAATTTCTTCTTTTCATCATCGGACATAGAAGTAATACTCTTACCACTTTTATCTAACATATGTTTAAATAATTGCTGATAATCGTTTTCTTCTCTAACGACCTGCTTAACGAATTCTTTTAATTGAGATATTTTCATTATTCTGAAATTTGTCTAATTTTTTGGTCTAATTTTAATAGCCTTTCCTTTATACTATAAATATGACTATTTGTTCTTTTCCAATAACTTTTATTATCTACACCACTTTCGTTCTTAATTTTTCCATACCAATTAAGAAATCTTTCCATTTCTGCTAATTGTTTATTGATATTGGATATACCTTTACCAATTTTAGCCTGAGCGGATGATTCATCTTTTTTCAATTCTAACCAACGATTTTCTTTAACAACACTATATCCAGTTAAATCGGCTTGTCTTTTACCCTTCTTTTCTTCGCTTTCGGGCTTACCAAATGCAAATGGTGTATTATATGGGCCTGCCGCATCCGAACCACTCATTTCATCTACTTTTAATTCGGCATCTTTGTACATACCACTAACCTTAGCATCTAATTCTGCTGAAAGTTTCTTCTTTTGTGTAGTTAGTGCTTTAAGTTTTTGTATATATTGTTTTTCTTGTGGAGTTCCTTTGGATTGTTTATATCCTTCTAAGTTTTGCTGAATAGCATCTAAGGTTTTAGCATAATCGGTTTGAATAGCTCTTACTGAACGTAATTCAGCTAACACCATTTCTTTTATTTTACTTGGCAATCCTTTATGAGAAGTTGATGCAAAATCTTTAGCATCTTTATCATCCATATCTTTTGATACTTTGGCAACTTCTGGGGATGCAGGAGTTTCTCCTTTATCAGCGGCGTGAACCATACCCATAAATCTTTGTTGTGCTTTTGATACTGCTGGCATTTTGATAAATTTAAGCTAATACATAAACAGAACCACCATTGGTTACTGCTATACTTTTAACGTGACAAGGAAATGGTTCTCCTGCGGTTAAATGTGCTAATGAAATAGTTGTACCACCTTCCAATGTAATTGTACCAGTCACACCACTTACAGGCAATACACCCCAAACTCTATCTATTAATGAAGCAGAACCAGATGTTACTAATTTTGCGTCAAATGCTCTATAATTTACCATTCTTTATTTATTTAAACTATCTTTTAATTCTTTTAATAATTCGTAACTCATCATTAATGCTGATAAATGGGATTCTCTTAATCGTTTAACCGTCTTAATTTTTTTAATATTAGAAATCGTTTCAGCTAATTTGATTTTAGTTACTTTATCATTGATTTTAGAACCAACCGATTTTAATCCTTCAGATAATGTATTAACTTCATTATTAACATACTCTTTTAATTTACCCGTATTGTTAATATTGTTAATATATTCTTTAAGTAAGTTTTTTTGTCCAGCCGATAAGTTACTATATTTTGAATTAAAGTTTTCAACTAACATTTTATATGATAGCATTCTAACTTCCTCATCTTGCTTTCTATATTCTTCCAATACTCTATCGTTTACTTTTTTATCTTTATTTTCTATTGATGAATTTATCATATTCTCAACAATAGTAAATTTAGAATTAACGATATCTTTTGGTTCAAATGATTCTTTGGTAATGGTTGCTTCAAATATTTTGTATATTGATGCTAAATTTTTATAGTTTGAAATTGGAGATTTTATAAACTCATCTATATTATAATTTTCTTTAATTTGCTTAATTAAATTATATTTTTCTTTCATAAGTTTTTGCTCATCTAATCTCTTACGAGCTTCACACACAGTTTCAACAAACTTTTCTGCTTTTGATTCTGAATTATATTTTTCATTAATCAAATACTGGTATAATTTCAATTCCTTTGAAAGTTCTTTTTTAGTAGAGAAATATTCTTTCAATATCTTTTCCGCTTTTGAATTTTGTTTGCCAGTCATTATTTCAGATGTAATCTGTCTAACTAGCAATTCAAAGATGAATCCTGTGTTTTTAAATTTCGAGTGCTTAATATTTTTCATTAATTATTTAATTTCTCTGATATAAATATACTTTTATTGTGGATTATTACTTTTTATCCAAATCTTCCATCAAAATAGTTTTCTTATTACCCAACATATCTTTGAATATCTCTTTAGATTCTCTTTGTGTTTTTTGCTTCAAACTCTTAATACCTAACGGGTCTCTTCCCAAATGATGGTCATCTTTACCATATCTAATTGGGTCTTTAGGTCTACCAACTTTATCTTCTTCTGCTAATTCCGCTTTTATTTTTTGAATTTCTTCTTCTACATTGGTTGGTTCTTCGGTGCCAGATTCTTTAGCAGGGTCAACACCTTGAGTTTCAATTGAAGTTAATCTAAACGCTTGTTTTGTATCTTCTATAACATCCACAGTCAATTCATCTTGCTCTTCAGGGGTCATTTGCATAATTGCATCATACATCCATTTTTTAGAGAACATCTTTGTTTGTTGCATTTGTTGAATTAATGCAATTTTAGATGTATATAATTCAACCTTTTCTTGCTCATATATTTTAGATGGTACAGTTAATTCCAATGAAAAATCTAAATCATCTGCTTTATCTAATCCCTGCGCATATAAATGAACGATTGCAATTTTCGTTAATTCTGATACTAATACTTTTTGGATTCTTTCGATTGTTTTTGCAAAACGAACATCTTGTCCTGCTAATGTAGCTTTACCGCTAACATCTTCTTCATAACCTAAATATATTTTTGGAATTTTCAATGCAGCCATCATCTTACCTTTTAAGTAATTGATATCTTCAATCATATTGTATTCCAAACCTTTTAATGTATCGATAGATGTACCATTATCACTACCACGAACTGGCATATAGTAATCTTCGATTAAGTTTTGAACATTATATTTTAAATTATATTCTCCCGTGTTTGGGTCTAAGAATGGAACTTTCTTAGATGAGTTGATAATTTTTTGCATGTAGTTATCAACTTCAGTTGGTGGAATATTACCAACATCTACTTTAAAAATTCTTTTTTCAGGTGCTCTCATAATACGATGAATTAACATCGCATCTTCCATTAAAGATAATTGCTTCCAAACTCGTCTTGCTCCCTCTACCATAGATTTACCATATGGTAAAAAATTTGAATCCGAATATAAACGGAAATGAGCTACCTCATAGTTTTCATATTCTTTTTTAGCCGAAGCCATAGATAATCCATTATTTGGATTTTGGAATGGAGAATATACAAATTTAACTCTTTGTGGGTTTTCTTGGTCAAATCCCTCTACTCTTGATGTTTCATAAACAGACATTGGCATTACATTCATAATACCTAATTCCGGAGATATTTCTAATTGTAAAAAGAAATCACCATATTTAACTAAATTTCTCGTCCAAGGCCATAAGTTAAATTCTATATTTATTATATCATAAAATAAATTATGTAGTATTTCTTTCGTATTTTCGTTTGCACAATTAATTTTTAATACATCACCTAATTCATTTTTTACAGTCGCTTCATCCGAATATATATCTAATGCTGATGCTATAATCGGGTCGTTATCCATACCATCGTAATCTCTGAATAAATCAATGCGGACTTGCTGATAAGCCATAGCCGATTCAATCAATCCACCACTATATTGTGGCGTACGCATACGGGTATATCTATCTACTAAATTAGTTGATAAGCTCTGATATTCATCCGTATCTACTACCTTTACTCCTTTAGCGGTTTTACGGACGATAGTTTGTGTTGAAAATAATTTTTGTAACCTACCGAAAAATGTTTTATCTGCCATTTGTTATTTTATAATTTGTTTAAAGATATGGAAATTATTTGATATTACCAAACAAATTACCATTTTCTACAAGACCAATATCTTGCTTTCCATCTTGGACCAGGTGTATCGCAATTATGTCTTGCTCTAAAAGATTTTCTTCTATCGGGGTTATTTTTTTTAATCTTTACTCCTTTTTGTCCAAAGTTTACTTTAACAACATTGCCACTATCATTTTTTACATATACCTTAAACTTCTTAACATCGCCGGCCATTGGTTTACCCAATTGTACTTTTCTACCCTGATATTCTGCCTCATATACACAATTACAATTAGCTTCTGCCAAATATTGCGTATATTCTTTCATAAACTGAATGAATTCTTTCATATCCTCTCCGTTTTCTACATCATACTCTTCGATATCATCAACTTCTTCGTTTACATGCTTAACATTTACAGGCATTAAATTTACTAATTTCATATCTTTAATATTTTCTTTTACAGGTACACAGTTTGGGACCATCTTACCATTTTTCATCTTACCTCCAATTTCTCTATAACCATCCCAACATTCGTGCAGTGCATTTAATTCACCTAAACTTTCATTGCAAGTTTTCCAACCACCACCTTTTCCTTTATAATTTTTTGCCGCCCATCCATTTGCATAAGCTGATGGATATACATCGAATTTTCTTTTTGCTGCCGCTTTTGATGCCGCCCACTTTCCTGCATCGGTTGGGCAATTCTTTTCTAAAAAAAGATTTAGTTTTTCTTCTATGTTCATAGTTTCATTTTTTTTCTTTCCTGCACAATGTGCTTTTTGAGAGAAACCTTTTGGATTATTACAATCTATACTACTTTTATATTTATCGCTCCACTCTTCGTTTTTAGGTTTAGTAGAAACATATATAGGTGTCTTACCTTGCCCCTTACTATCTTTACCACCTCTCCCTGCATCATTTTGTGCATCTCTTTTTCTACGAGTTGCACTTTCTTTCTCTTTTTTACTCATTCCGGCAGCTTTTGCGGCAGGTACACACTTTGCATAACCCTTTTTTTCTCCCGAAGTTCCGCATGGTGGATGTTTACCATCAACTTTTTTGCCGATGTTTACCCACTTTTCCTTAAACCATTTATTTAAATCTTCGTTCATCTATAAGAGTTTCAACATATAAATATATAAAAATTAACGAAGTAACCAAGTTAAGTTTTCAATTTGACCTTTACCCACTTCCATTTCGTATGGATTACGTTGTTGTTGCCAGTTTGAAGCATATACTCCTGTATTATTTTGGATGGTTGTGGAGTTCAACATACTCTTTGTTAAATCGATTCCCTCTTGCTTTAATCTTAATGCAGTATTACGAACCCATAATCCAATTGCTAAAGCCATTGTAAGGTCATCATTATATCCTTTCATAGCTTCAGCTCTACCACCAGTCCAAATAAATGTAAATAATTCATCAATCAATCTTTGAGAACGAATAAGAATATCTTTATCATTCATATAAGTATCTAATGCTGATATGATTAGAGGACGTGTTTTTGATGTTGTAGAAAATCCCGCAACCATTTGCTTTTCATCTCTATAAAACTTATTACTCATCTGTCTTTCAACATCTATATATTTTAGGTCATTACTCATATAGAATAAATTACCATATCCTCTATCTATAATTTGCTGAATACATGCCCAACCTACGTTTGAGTTCTCTACAACTAATAATGCATTATTGTATTCAGTTGCCAATGAAGTTAAAAAGTTTCCAAAATCTTTTGTATCAATTTTACCTTTATATTCTGCTATTTGAGAACAATCATCTATATCAATAACTTGGGCAGTAGAATAATCGGCTCCATCTCCTCTGGCAACGTCAGCCACAACCATATATTGTCTATTATAGTTAGGATGCTCCCATACCCATAGATTACCATCAAATCCTCTTTTTTCAACTGGCTCCATCACATAGGTATCTTTATACCACGTTAATAAAGCCGGGTCAATTACAGTATCACCCGAACCAATAAAGTCGCAATCACATTCTTGTGCTGCTCCTTTTACTCCTAAGATACGAGTTTGTTCATCTCTCCACTTTTGGTCACGTTCTGGATGTACAGTCCAATGTAGATTGATACAATTGAAACCATTTTGTCCAGCTTCACCTGCTACCCAAGTTTTATGGAAGAAGTTACCCACACCATTTGGTGTAGAAAGAATAATAGCAGAACCACCCGTTGATAGAGTTGATTGTGCTGATAACCAAATTTCATCGATATCTCTAATGAATGCCGCCTCATCTACAACCAATAGTGATAAGGCTTCAGAACGTCCTGCATCTGGAGATGATGCGATTGCTTTTACTTGCGAACCATTCTTCAATTTAAGTGATAACTTATTATCTTCAGCTGCCGCAGTTCCCCCATCTCTTAACCAAACAGGTAAAAAATCGTGCATTACTCTCACTTTCTCTACTAAGTTTTTTGCAACTGTTACTTTAGTTGCAATAACCAACGCATTGAAGTCTTGATTGAATATCATCTTCCAAAGAATAAAGCCCGCCGATAGGGTTGATAAACCTAATTGACGGGATTTTAAAATGATATTAAATCTATTATCTTTGAAATCATCTAAACAATTTTCCTGAAATGGGTATAGATGAAATGGTATTTTACCACGAGTTGGGTGCTGAATGATACAATACTTTTTCATAAAGTATATCGGGTCTAGCGCACACTTTTTGTATTCTTCAGCAATAATCTGCTTTAAGTTCTTAGTATTTTTTTGAACCGGATTATTCACTATTTTCTCAATTTAATCTTCCAATAAGTACCAAATCCAATATATGGAGAAATTCCACCGGTAGTACCATCGGCGATTCTATTATTTATACCCAAACTAAATTGATATATTTTATCTTTTTTGGTTTTTAATAATAAACCTGCTCCGATTGAAGTAACAACATCTTCTTTATTGAACCCACCCATTAATCCATAATACACTTGATTCCTAGCTGGCTCCTTAACAATCATAGTTTCTTTGATTGTTCTTTGTTTTACGCTTGCATTAAAAGTTCTACCTAAGATTTTGTTTTGCGAAATTGTATCGGTTACAGCTATCGTTCCTAATGAATCAGGTAATACTAATACATCTTTATATAATACTTTTGAGTAATAATCTTTTAAAATTGCATTTGTATCTACATTTACAGGCACTTTAACTTCTTTTTCAACAATTGTTTCGTGATAAATATCCTCACCCTTTTTAGTTACCACTTTTGTTTTTTCAACTTCAAATGTATCAATATCATGTTTAATGATTTCATATTTTTTACCATCAATACGGATAGTTCTTCCTCCCGGCATTACTCCACCCGGATTAAACCATTGTAATAAACAATAGATAATTAATGCTACAATTGCAATGTTTTTAAAATTAACAAACTTTTTCATAATAATTTAATTTTTTATAAGCTCTGAATGATTCAATTCTCGTAACTTATCTTCCAATGCCGCTTTCCGTTCCAACAGAGCTTCAATTGCTTCGGTAGCACCATTAATATCATTTTGTAAATCTTCTTTTACCTTTTCAACATCAACATCATAATGCCATTTTTGAATTGTACCATCTTCATTAATAAATTCTAATGTTTGAGATACGCCTCTCAATCCTTCTTCAAATTGAGCCTTCAAATCAATAACATATGATAATTGATTATTTGTTATTTTATAATCCTCATAGAACGGATATGTTCCATCTGCTCTCAATACGCTTTCTTCTTTTGCTAAGCAGGTAGCACATTTTCCAGTCTTACGAATTAGTTTTTTATCTGCGTTACTATATTTTATAGTTTTGCAATTTTCAGCTTGGCAATTATTTAGTTTTTCTAAATATTGCCTAACATCGTCCATTTGAGAAACTGATATTTTATATCCATCTTTTTGTTCCCAAGTCTTACCTTCTCTATCAGTCCAAATTTCACCTAGTTCTTTTGTAGTTTCGGATTCGGCTTCATATCCATGCACACGTTGTGTATTATCTTCTCTACCAAATACCGTATCAATAATCTTTTTACGAGTTGGGTGAATATAATTATTTTTTTCTTCGAAACTTTTTCTTTTGCTCATATTGTTTTGTGTTTATAACTTATTCATATATACATATATATATATAATTTATCTCCCAAACTTAAAAATTCCTAAAATTTGATTTAACGGAGCGAATGTGCCCGTTAATTTGTAGGTATTTCCTTTGTAGAAAAATACTAATCCTTCATTTGGAACTAACTTTTCAAATCCACCAATAGCGTTTAATCTAGCTAATTCCTTTTCTAATCTTTTTATTTGAGCTTCACTACCACCATTTCTAATATCTGATATAGATGATTCTAATGATGCTTTGATTGATTGTAATGCTTTATCAGGTTGAGCAGTTAATACTGAACTCATAAACGAAAGAACTTCTGCGCCTACTCCCAAAAAGATATCTTCAAATTTACGAATATTACCTTTCATTATTTTATCCTTAGCATCTTTATCCACTCCGTCCGCCCATTTCTTAGCTTCTTCATCTACTATGGATTTGATACCAAACGATTTATTATCAAATGCCCATCTTCTTGCCAATCCTTCTTTTTCTAATTGAGAAAGATTCTTTTTCGAATTATCAACAAACTTCATCCACCAAGCAAAATGATATTCAGCGATACCATCTTTATCAGATAATCCAAATTCACTTTGTAATTTAGATAACATTGCGTTGAATTTACCTTTTTGAGAACTTAACTTCTCATCTTTTGGTAATTTTGTAATTGGAGGCCCTTGTAATGTATATTTGGATTGAACGTGTGCATTTACATTTTTAATCATAGATGCTAATTTACTTTCGGCTCCTTTTATTACACCGATAGCATTTCCTTTCTCATCGTATTCAACTACATTATGAAATACTAATAAAGATTGTCCATATGGAATTACATTTGCATTTTGTGGATATATTACTTCTAAGTTACAAAATGCTGAACCATCTTTGAATATACTCTGCCTTTCCTTTTCTCCCAAACCACTAATAGCGGTTGATAAATCTCTCATAGCAAAATTATATGCATCACTCAATGCTCCTCTACCACCAAATTTAGATGCTAATCCACTCATATCCAAAGCGTTTGCTCCACTATTTGCTAAATGCGATTTGTTACGAGCCGCAACTAGTCTACCATTTTTCCAACTAATTGCTAAAGCCTGTCCATCGGTTTTTTCTCTAACTACACCCAACTTACCATCTAATGCATTGTTGATGATTTTTTTTAAATCACCAAATGTAAGATTCATTGAAATATCAAATGGATGATTCATATGTCCATATGCTCCACCTTCCAATAATAAAGATTCGTTTATCGATTCGTAAATGTGCCCATTTCTTTTACCAAAATCTCTCAATAAGATTCCAGCTGCCGCATTTGCTTCGTTTTCTACATCGGAACCCGTTTCACCATCTTTAACTCCGCCAATATATCCACTCTGTCTTTGTTTAAGATGAATTAATTCGTGTGCAAGTGTTCTTAAAATATCAGGCAAACTTCTATTAGAAACATAAACGTATATATCATCAGAATGCGGGTCGTACCCACCAAAGGATTTAAATGTAGTAGCAAATTCATTATCTCTTACTAATTTAATATTCGATGGAACATCTTTTAATCCCAATCTTTCATAAGCAAACATAATAAATTCACCTATAATTCTACCTTTACTTTTTTTTTCAGTCGTAGTTGGAATTTCTTCTTTTAATATTTTTGATTCATCAACATCTTTTACTTTTTCGTATCCAAAATCTTCTTTATCATTTCTATTAACTTGGTAGCCTGGAACTAATTTTCTATTATCATCGTTATCATATGTATCTAATTCAGCTTCATATCCCATATCAGGCGCACCTAATGATGTTTTGTGATGCTTCATAAAATCCATTTCAGCATCTTTATCTGCTCTATATGTGGTTGATTGATGTACTTCATTAAATACGGATGGTACTTTTACTTTTACCCAACCACCATGTCTAAAAATTCTAGATGGTATAGGTAATGTAGAACCTATTGGTAATTTACTCTGATACTTTTTATCAATACCAATAACTTTGGTAAGAAAATCTCTATTTTTATTATCTGCTCCAACCAATTCAACTTCTACATCTACTGGCTGTCCACCAATTTTGATTTTACCTTTAAAAAATCCTTTAGTTATTTCATTTACAATTGTATGAGATGAAGTTTTAAAATCATCTTTTCTCATCACTGTTTTAGCGATAACCTTATTAGCCATCTTTACAAATGGAATATTGATATCACTTCTAGTATCTCTAACTACAATTTGATTGTATTTATCTAAAAAATCTAAAAATTCTTTTTTGTGTCTTGCCAATCTTTTAAAGAAACCTGTTAATTCTGGTTCCGATATTTCTTTACCATTGCGAGTATCATTTACTCTATCAAAAAAGTGATTACTAAACTCAATATCAGCTGGAGATAATTCTCTATCCGCATATTTCTCTACACTATTTAAATTGGAATGTGATAACTTTTCTTTGATATTTTGATTAGAAATTCTAAATGTTGTTGCCTGTTTACCATTTATCGTTGGCATTCCGTGCTGGTCTTTTCCTATATCTTTAACGGTAACTTTCTTATTCTTAAACTTACCCATCAAAACCTCATCGCCTTTATCAACATCTACATTAACATCTTCTTTAACCAAATCACCAAAATTTTTACCCTGCTTATATGATTTAATAGATTGTAATAATTGTTCATCTGACATTTCAAATGTTTCCATTTTTTCTGCCATCTTATTAATAAAGTTCTGAATAAATTTATTATTATTCATTTCTTCTTCATTAATAAGAGAACGTATTTCTAATAATCCCATAGTGGCACCGGCTAATCCCGCACCACCAACTGCGGCTTGAGTACCACCCATTCCCATAGATTCCAATGCTACGTGTTTAATCGCATCTTTACCTAAGTGTGCCGCAAATCCACCTACACCGTGAGTAAATGCACCAACTGCACCTTTTCCGGCTGCAGCAATTGCTCCACCCAAACTAGAACCCCCCGCTAATGCTTTTGCACCATATGCTAATCCACTACCCAATGCAACACTACCAACTAATAGAGCCACATCTTTAGCAAAATGCTTCATATGATGTATTTGCTTCTTACGAGTTTCATCGGAGTATTCCCATTCGCCAGTTTCTTTGTTTTTAGTAGAGCCAATTTTTTGTCCACTTGCTAATGCCTTAACACCATCAAATGCACCACTAACCATTTCTGCTTTATGCTGAAGTGTGTGTCCAATTGCTTTAACAACTTTAGTATCCGCTACTCGCTTAATACCATCCTTTAAAGAGTTCATAAACTTAGAACCCTGTTTATGTTCACCCTTATCTAAGAAATCTTGCTCTTCTTTATTTAAATTTTTAATTTCATTGTCTAATGCATCTTTTACCTCCTGAGCCTTTCTTTCTTTTGCAACTCTATCTTCCGCAGAAGATTTTAATTCCGAACCTTTTAATTTTTGTTCAGGCGGAGGACCTTGCTGTGTACCACCATCGGCTGGTTTATTATCCGATTTACCTTGCTCCGTATCACCTTTTTTAACAGGTTGGCCTGGTTGGTTTGGTTCTTCTTTTTTCTTTGGTTCGTTTGCCGGTGCATCATTTGGTCCAACAATTTTAGAGGCTTGAATATGTGCTTCGTGGTCTTTTGGTAATCTCAATGCACCTCTTACGGTTATTTTTTTCTTCTTACCATCAGCCGCAGTATATGATATCTCCTTATCCATTATAGGATTTGGTTCTTCTTCTAAAAAGTATTCTTCTATGAAATTATCCGCTTCAAAAACCAATTTTGCAATTTGCTCAGCGATAGGGTCATATACATATGAATCATCCGTAGTTGCTACCGAACGAATATCATCGTTTTTCTTTTGTATTCTTTTAACATCCTCTTTCGATGGATAACCTTTTATAAATTCCTCTTTAATCAATTTGTTAGTTATCATTTTATAAATTTCTTTATCGAATTTTGGATATGCTTTCAAAAATAGTTTTTCAGCTTTATCCGAACTTAACCAGTTCCTTACATCAGTTCCACTAATTGGATTTGATTCAGGTGGTATAATATAAGTATAACCAATCTCATCATAACCATAACCCGTTTTTCCTTTATATGGTTTAAAATATTTTCCTGCTAATCGAGTTGCATCTTTTTCACCAACCGCAGCAATGTATGCTGTGGTTTGCCCATCGAACTTAGAAAGTATTTCTTTTGGTGAATATGGGTTTGCTACTTGCACTATTTTGCTTGGAGGTATTCCAAACATTTTACCCATTATTACAACTTTTTCTTTAAAATTAAATGGAGATTTGCCACCATCACTTTTATCCGATGTGCCTATATAAACATTATTAGCACCGAATTTCGATACTAATTTTTCGTATGCCGCATAATGCCCCTTATGGAAGGGTTGAAAACGACCCGAATATACGACTATTGTTTTTTTGACTACCGGTTTATCCACTATTATATTTTTGTATATAAATATTCTTAAATAAGGTTATTAGTATTTTTTAGTAAAAAACTTACTATACCACTTTGCATTTTTCTATGGTTTACTGAAAAATCTAAGAATAAACGTTGATTATGTTGACAAATTTCCTTAACATTATTTAAGAATTCATCCTTTTGTTCTTTTGTTTTTTGAGAAAATTTAGTAATCTCATCCACAATCATATGAAGTCTTTTATCATCATCAATACATTCATCATAGCTTTCATCTATAAATTCATCAAATGTTTTGAATCCTAATGATTTTATATATTCTAAAGATTTTGCAGGCCCTACCAATATAAATGGCTGACAATGTCCAATCGGTTTCCAAATTTTTTCACTTAAATATCCGGTTGGAAATTCAGCTTCAGATTCAATACTACTATTTTCTCTTATTTGAAAAAATATAGATTCGGTAACAATACTCAAATATGAATTTAAGTAAATAGTTTTATCTTCAAATCCATAACCCGCTATTTTAGTTAAATCATCTATATCTAAATGCCTAGATTCGTTTTTTATAAGATTTATAAAATCCGTATTATTGAAATAGTTTAAATGTTGCTGAATGAATCCTTCGTTATAAAATTGGTTATCCCAAGATACTAATGAATTATCCAATCCCAATTGATATAATTTATACATTATTGCCAATCTATGCGGCTTCCAATGCCTACATAAAAATAAAAAATCTTTCTTTTCAGAACCTATACTATCTTCGAACTCACTATACGTTACAACAGTATTTTTACGTGGTTTTATTTTTCCAACTTGCGGTTCGTGATTATCTTCACCCCAATATGAAAAGTTTGGATTATTTAATGTATTGAAAAATTCTTGCGATTTAGCTATTAATGCTTGGTTATAATCTAATACATTATAGTTATATCCTAATTTTTTAATATTTTTAGCTAATTTAAAATCCTGAAATACTAAAAATATCTTTTCTTCGGGTATTTCATGCTTTTCGAAAAAATCAAATATTTTTTGAAAATTTTGTTTAGTTATTCCCAATCCACCATCTATAATGTAATTTATCAACACATTACCATTAAAATTTTTTATTTCATCAATAGCTTTTTGAGACATGAACTCTAGTGCAAACTGATAATGTACATCGCTGTAATTACCAAAGAATTGTTCTATATTTCCAAATGGTTCTATAACATAAAACCACTCATATCCTTTACTATATTTTTCTCTATCCCAAACTATTTCATATACAGACTTTCTCTCTATAAATTCCCACAAATAATTACTATTATATACAGCCCAATCCGATTGCCATCTTTGCTTAAAATAAGCATCTGATTGGTCGAATTTAAAATCAGATGCTCTGTGTATTGTTGGTAAAAACTTTGGATTTAAGCAATTTGGCTGCTCACCATTGTAAGTCATTACATCGTATCCAAATACTAAATTCATATTATTTTTTTATTTATTCCATTTTTACCTAAAAATGAAGATAACACTTCATTTACAAATCGTTTATTCATATAAGATGAAACATGTCCTAAATACCATCTATCATCCATATATCTTCGTATATCATCTAATGAATCAGTACCATCACAATGTTCCATAAATAATAAATTACTCATATTTTTGGCTCGATTATCTTCAAACGATACTAAATTGAATTCCGATTTTAAATCAAAATTACGAATAGCCCATTCAATTTGTCCACCATATTTGGTAACATTCTCTTCTTCATAAAACCAATGATTTTTATTTACCAATGATGCCAAATATTCTATATATGGATTGTCGGAGTAATCGTAACTTAAATCATCATCCCAAGTATTGGGAATATACTTTCTATCCAATATTGCTTCCGAAAATTTATCATCGTTAGTTTCTCTATAATTTGGAAATCCATATCCAGCGGTTACTGTATAACTTTTTGAAAATTGATTTTGTATGTCGAATGAAATCCAATCGATTTCTTTATTTGTTAAATAATTTTCTAAATACAATTTTGCTTCCAAATGATTTATAAAAGATTGCTCAACGGATTTTACATATTCAAAATATGATGGTAAAAACTTTTTTGCTTTATTTTCAATATGGTCTAAATTAAATCCACCGGTTAACATCCAATATCCATATTCACCATTATAATTCTTTGAATCAATCCAATCGGTAATATGTGCATGAGAATGATTTGTTTTGTTTTCAATTACAATATCTAAATCCGCCATTTTAGAAGGAGAAATAAAAAATGATTCTCTAGTCCAAGCGGACCATTGGATAATGGCTGATATATCTCTTATATCTACACCACTTTTAAGTAACGATTCTATTTTATAAATTGTGGTTCGAGCTATTGACCAATTATCGTGTGTAGCACTACCTACATTATAAACTTCGGTATGATATTCTTTTTTAATCCAATGCGGCCATCTCCACATTTCTATCCAATCGGATAAAAAATTTGTATCATTTCCTTCTAAGTTAATTCGTTTTTCTTGCCTAGTGAAAGAGCAACCACTTGCTACAATATGCTTCATTATGCTTTATTATAAATATTTAAAATACTTTGTGGATAAATTTCTTTAACCATTTGATTAAAGTTGCCAGCTGTATAGTGATTATATTCGGATTTAAATTGTCTTAGTTCTTTTTTATCCATTTTCATTACCTCATTTGTAAATGATAATATAGATGTCATTCTATCTCCATCATTTAATATAGAATCATAATCATATTTCCAAAAATCAAAATTATATTTCAACCCCATCGATTCTAATGTAGATATAGTATTTGGCTTTGATAATAGAATAAATGGATGCCCCATCAATGTTGGTTTCATTATCTTTTCAGATATATTATTCCAAGTCGTTTGTGTATCGGTTGCACCAGGCGAACGTTGTACATGATAAAATCTAGTCTCAGCGGCTACATCAAAATACGAATCTAAGTATGATACAAAGTTATAAGCATTGGCTCTATCTCTATAATCTTCATAGTTTGCATAGTCATTTAAATGTGGTAATAATTTGACTATATCTAAAGTTTTATAATAATTTTGAAATTGTATAGGAACAAATTCATTAAATAAATCCGGCTCATAATCTGGACCAGTTGCAGACCATATAAAATCATTTAAGTAATCATTTTTATGTAAATGGTTTAAGAATTGTAATTTATGAATTCTATTATGCCCAGCATAAAACATACCTTTGAATTTTCTTAATATTCGATATGTAGTATCTTCCACTCGCTTAAATGCCAATATGTTTAATGGTATCAGACTATCAGGCTTTACATAATGGAAAAATAATTCTTCAAACCACAAATGATTTTCTTTTTTTGAAATTATGTTTTTACTGATTATATAACTTTCTATATCCAATATATTGCAAAGAGAATCCATATTAGATTCTAATATTTCTTGGTTATCGTAGGTAGCTAAATCATAAAATACATTTTTTAATTTAATGGATTTCAATTTACTCTCCAACGTTTCCCAAAATTTTGGAATAGAAAAATCAACCGATTGGAATGAAATAAATAAAGATGTATCCGAATCTATCGAATCTAACTTTATCAAATCAAATACAGTAAATAAACAAAAAGAACCAATCAATTCATTAAAATCTGATTTTGGTTCTGCATCTTTAAAATAGTATTCTCCGTTAGAGTCTTTTCTATAATGAACGAAGCATAACTTCTTCATAATTAAAATGATTTATAAATGAATGGGTCTCTTTTTTTAAGCTCTTCTAACTTTTTTTGAATCCTTTTTTTAGATTCTCTTTCTTCGTATTTTTTTATAAAGAAGGAAATGATTGGAATTTTTTTAAGTAGTTTTTTCATAATATTAATTTTGATAATAAAGTTCCGGATATTCAACTAAACAATGAATACCACCTTCTTTCATAGCATATTCATATGATACATATATATCAGATGGAGTTTTTAAATCGTGAAATTCTATGTTCTTACACAACGATTTAAATTCTTCAATATAATTTCCTTTGTGTTGATGGCCGGGGTCTAATGGTTTATCAGAACCTTTACCCAACCTAATAATTACATTAAGTTTTTTACCCGTCATTATTTCAAATTTATCCAAATGATTAATCATCTGATTAGCTGCTGATATAATAAAATCCCAACGAGGGTAGAATGTGATAACTCGTTTACCACTCATAGCCAACCCTAAACTCATTCCCATTTGAGTTTCTTCCATAACTGGTACTTCAATCATTTTTTCTTTTGGAACTTCTCCCAAAGTTGTACTCATAGGGTTTCCTGCATAAACTATTTGTTGTCCAATAAAGATTGTATCATCTAATTTAGATAATTCCGTCATAGCATTTGTTAATGCATCTTTATATGGAGAATATTGTGGTGTACTCATATTATTTTTTTAAATGATGAAAATTGTGATTTACAAATTTCTTATTATCTATTTTATTTACTTCTTCTAAAAATTCATTAAACAATTCGTGTTCCTCATTAAATACTTGCAATTCTTTTAATGTTTGTGCCGAATATGTTCCCCAATCAACTAATTGTCTGTAATTTATTACTAAATCAAATGTAGAATCCTTAAATATATCCGTTATAGTTTCGTAGAACATATACATTTCTTTGTAATTATATTTACTAACAACCATAGAGCATATAAATTCATCTATTGTATTTTGCTTTGATAAGAATTTTAAATTAGTTATCAATCTATCCCAATTACCATTTAATCTAGTCTTATTTTCATAGGTATCCTTTGTTCCAGCATCAATACTAATTTCTATTGTTTTAATGTATGGACTAGCTTTCATTTGATTCCATAATTTTTCATCCAACAAATTACCATTTGTGATTATTTGTAATTGTTCTAAATTAGGATATTTTGCTATATCAAAGTTTATCAAATAATCTCTATAAATTTTTGAGTAGAATGGGTCACCACTTCCGGTTACCATAATTCTTTTTAAATTACTTGCAAAATTATCTTCGATGGATTTTAATAAGTGCAACTTTGCTTTATGTTGTGGAGATTCTAAATCATCATTTGGTATCAATGATACTCTACACGATGGGCATCTTAAATTACAACTTCTATCAAATCCAAATAAAATCTCTTCAGGTGGTGTATTATAATTTACGATATCTTCTTCGGTATGAATATTATAAATCTCTCTGAACTCATCTATTTCTTTAAATAGATATGGCTTTCTGCCTGTGTTTATTAATTCATTTAATCTCGGGCATATTTTGTGGTCACAATATTTGTAAGTACCATCCAATACCGATTTACGGATATTTTGAGCTTGAGTGGATGTCCAATTTCTCATTACATCATCGGTTTCATTTACTGGCAACCAACTTTCTTTTCCATTCCCATCTACTCTAATACTTTGTGGTGCCCAAGAAGGACAGCATACGAATTGAGATGACCATTGTACATCGCTGTACATAAATGGCATCTCACACACGTATTTTTTAAGTATTTCCTCTTTGTTATCCATTAAGGTTTTGAATTCGGATTGAATTCGTTTTTATGCTCTTTATACCATTTTAACGCATCTTCTAATCCACTTCTCAAATCATATTTAGGTTTCCAACCCAGTTGCTTCAATCTCTTATTAGATAGTAATCTAACGGGAATCATAGGAGCTTTATTACTTACATAATCAATTGGGTTATCGTTATTTTCAATCGATTTAATAGTATCCAAAACTTCATTAACAGTGTACCCACTTCCATAGCATACATTATAAACATCATATGTATCTACATTTTCTGCAACACATATAAATCCACTAACCATATCATCAACGTGAATCACATCTCTAACTTCAGTTCCATCACCCCATACCGGGATTGGATTTAATCCATCTGCTACTTTACGGATATTTGCGGGGGTAACGTGACACTTTTCGTAATCATACTTATCATTTGGTCCGAATGCGTTTGAAGGTCTAATGATTACACATTGCATTGGATTGTGAATATGATTTGATAAGAAGTCGCAAAGTGTTTCGCCATATCGTTTCATATTACCAACTGCTTTATATGCAGGATATATATTTGGCGATTGTACTTCAATATCTTCCGTACAATATTCACTACCAATGTTTGGATATACTGTATTGGATGAAATGTACATAAATTTTCTAACGGAGTTTTTCCAAGCTTGCTCCATTAAATTTACATTCATTTCAACGTTTGCTGTAACGTGTATCAATGGATTTACTTTTGTATCCAATGCATTTGATGTATTAGCTGCACAATGAAATACCACATCTACATTTTGTACAATCTTTTCACAAAATTCAGCGGTTTGTAAATCGCCTTTAATGTGCTCTACAAATTGAGTTCCTTCGAAATCGTTTCTCAAATCTCTTGCAAAAGTAGTTGCTCTTAAATTAGTGTAACCACTTTCATACAACATTTTTAATAATCGTGAACCAATAAATCCACTTGCACCCGTAACTAAGATTTTGTCTGTTTTTTTCATATTTTTATTTAAAAATTTCCCAATTTAAAACTACATCATTTACAAATTTATGAGTTAGTATAGATGATGTATGCCCATACCAACTTTTTTCTAAATATTGTTTTTGTCCTTCAATATCTAATCCATTCATTTCTCTCCACAATACTTTTGGTAAATCATAATTACCATCAGATAAATTATAGTCAAAGTTTCTAATACTCCATTCTATAATTCCTCCATACGAATGTACGGAATTTTCTTCAAAAAACCAAAAATATTTATCAAAATCTATTCTATCAGAATACATTTTTACATACGGGTTATCATATATCATTAAACCACTTCCCCAAGTGTTTTCTACTTTTTTTTGTTCTATCATTTGTTGATATGGAGTTCCAAACTTAGGATTATCCCAAATATGAAATGGTGGAGTTCTTGCTTCTAATGCCGGTTTAGAAAAGTTATTATTCATATTGAATGAATGGAATTTAGTAACTCCAACTTTTTCTAACCAACTTAATAATCCAATTAAAGAATCAAACCAATCAATATATCTTTCTTCTTTGGACATTACACTATCTAAATAGTGTGCACAAAATTCATCTACTTTACCCGGATGGTTTGTTAAGTTATAACCACCTGTTAAATAGTAATATCCATGCTGATAACAATGTTCTTTTTCTCCAAATTTAATAAAATCATTTGTGTGAGGATGTGAATCATTTTTTTCCAACCACAATTTTGTTAAATCGTTTTTTGGATTCTCATTGTATTTAGATGGTGAAATGAAAAATGAATTACGAGTCAATGTAGTCCATTGTGCGATTACAATAATATCTTTTGGATTAACCTTCTGATTAAAAATCAAATCGTTTACTTTATAAAATATAGAACGGCAGATGGTTTTATTATCATTTGTAATAGTTCCATAGTTATGAAATTCGGCATCTTTACCTAACTTTCTCCATAACCAATGAAACCAAGTGTAGTCTTGCTTTGGGTCGTTTTTCCATCTATCTTCCATTTCTGGCAAAGATATGTTCATCCGATAATTGTGAGTGAATGAGCAACCCGATGTAACAATGTGTAACTTATTTTCCATTAATGTAATGATTGTATGTTTTTCTCAATGCTTCTTTAAAACCTAATTTTGGTAATAATCCAATTTCAGTTTGCTTTGTAGTATCCATCTGCCTACGCATATCTCCGTTTGGTTTAGATGTATCCCATTTTATAGATATATTTTTTCCACTAATTTCTATCAGTTGCTCAATCATAGATTTGATTGTAATTTCTTCACCCGCTCCGAAGTTAATTGTAGTATGCAATTTACGTTCGTATAAATCTAAAATAGCATCAGCCACATCGCCAGCATATACGAAATCTCTAATAGGTGTACCATCACCCCATGCTTCAATTTCATTTGTTGCTTCAAATACTTTTTTACATTGAGTTCCAATTACAGTCCCATTACCACTAAAATCATCATATTCTCCAAAAATATTTGCAGGTCGAATTATAGACCATTTATCGTAGTTATACTGAACTTTATATGATTCTAACAGAATCTCACCCATTCGTTTACTCCACGATGGAAACCAATCTGCTTCAGATGGTAACGTTTTCCATACACTATCTTCTACAAATTTTTCAGCAGGTGCATATACTCCAACCGAACTTACAAATACTAACCAAATATTGTGCTTAGCACATTGGTGTATAATTTCCGTATTGATTTTGAAAGATGGATATAAAAAATCCACTGGTTTAGTTTTTGCTCTCAATGGAGAACCTTTGATACCAAAACAGTTTAATACTATATCCGGCATTTCATAGAAGAACAAATTTCTTACATTTTCTTCATTAGTTAAATCTAATTCGTAAAAAGTAAATTTATCTGATTTTGGTAAATTATCTGAATACTTCAAATCTACACCAATCACATCATATCCCTTTTCTAAACATTTTTTTACTAAATGTATTCCAACTAAACCGCTACATCCGGTTATAAGAACTTTATTATAGGCTTTATCCATTTTTTTTCTATTTTTTCTAAATTATCTTTAAACATTATTTTATCTGCAAATCCTAATAAATGATTTCGATTGTGTACTAATATATCGTTTATAGAACTATACCAATTGTGTAGTTCATTAATTGGTAAATTTGAAATTCTTTCTATTTCGGAACATATTTTAAAATATCGCTCTTCATTGTTTTCAATAGTATCATATCTTTCATCTATAAATCCATCGAATGTTTTGAATCCTAACGATTGTAGATATTTTAAATATCCGTATGCTCCAAAAATAATAAATGGTTGTAATACAGCCATTGGGTTGCATATTTTTTCAGTTAAAAAAATATCATTTTCAAAATTGGTTTCTGTTACAATGTATGTGTAAGAATCCAAATATATTTCCTTTTTAAAAGCTCTAGCCACTTCAAATGACTCTTTATCTTCCGAATTATGAGTATCAACTTCTATTGGAAGTTTATTCATAAATGATTCTTCGGCGTTTTTTATAGATAAATCAAAATCTTCTACACCTGTTAAATAAATTGCTCTATTATCTGATTTCTTTAGGAAACTCGCATAAATCGTATCCCACATATTTTTGGATTCCAAAAAGCAACCAAATGTATATCTAAAAGGTTTTTGCGAATTTCTATTCAAACAAACAAAATGTTTGCTTCGTATATTATTTATTTCAGATTCATCAATCCATTCGGTTTTATATCCTAATGTAAAATTTGGTTGAGATTTTAAATTTTTTACTTTAATCGCCGTACTCGTTACAATTGCATTTTCAAAATAAAAATTATATTTTTTTAAATCGGGCAATAATTCATATAGGTTAGATGTTCCAACAAAAAAATAGAACATATCCATATTCAATCCCATATCAATAATCATAGTTTCAAACTCATCCATAAACCATTTATCAGAAAAAGGTTCGTGTGAATAATTTATAATAAATTTGATTCTATCTTTTTTTGCTAAGTCGATTATCTTTTGAGATACACCGGTTCTGAACGATGTTGAGTATTTTACATTATTGGAATTTATATAATCATTATTATCCAATAATCTTCTATGATTGCCAAAAATTTCTATTGGATAGAAATATTTTTCATCTTTATTTGGTACACCATCTTGTGCTATTATATAATTTTTAGATTTAGCAATTACGTTACCATATAATTCAGAATGGCACGTAGCCAATACAAACTTTTGATTATTTGTATCATAATTATATTCATCCGAATGTTGATTGTAGTACGAAATTATTGCCTTATCAAATAAATTTGGATATGGTTTTCTTCTTTTAAAATCGTATCTATCGTATATAAATTTTAACATATTAAAATGCTATCCACTTACCCGTTCCGTAATGTGGAAATTTTGATTTGTATTTATAGTAAATTACATCCGAAGGTATTTCTCTTTTCTTATTCCAAGTTGCTTCAGTTGGTGTATAAGTTGAAACATCGTTATCTTCAACTACAAAGTAAAGCGGTAAATCAAAGTTTCTAGCATATTTATGAACTTCATAAAATATACCACTTTCAAAACTCATATCACCAATAAAACACCAAACCTTTTCATCGCTTCCTCTTTCTTTAATTCCCATTGCTACACCTAATGCGATTGAAAGTGTACCACCCACAATAGCGGATGAATAAAACTTTTCATCCATATTACAAAGGGTAATTGATTTTCCTTTAAGAATTTCATCTTCAATCCACTTAGGTGAAATACCTTTTAATAATGCGTGGTAATGTGAACGCCAAGTACTGAATATCCAATCTTCCTTAGATATTCTTTTGAACACTTCAATCAATTGCTCTTCATTTCCATTTGATAAGTGGATAGGTCCTCTAATTTTACCCTCTTCCCAATGTTTTACTATTAGGTTTTCAAAATCAATCAAATTTTCCGAAGTAAATAGTTCATCTACTTCTCTTACTTTATTGTAGTTTTCTAAATTTTGTATCATCTGTCTCTTTTTTGTAATGTAGGATTATTAGTTGGCCATTCCATTTGATATTCCGGGTCGTTCCATTTAATTACACCTTGCATATCCGCATCTACATATCCATCTTTATAAAATAAATTATAATGGAACATACAATCCGTTAATGCATAATGTCCATTAGCAAAGCCGGGTGGAACTAATACTTGGTTTCTATCTTTTTCGGTTATCATAAACGATTCCCAATCACCGAAAGTTGGTGAATCTTTTCGCATATCTAATACAACTAAATAGATATCGCCAACTGCCGCTTGAACTAATTTCCACGTTTTGTTATCATAATGCAATCCCCTTAATACTCCTTTATACGATTTCGAAAATCTTCCGTGAATTGATATTTCTGATTTATCATAATGAATATGTCGCATTACGGGATGTTCTTCACTATGAAATGTAGTAAATATTTCGCCTCTATATTCTCTATAAATTGATGGAGTAAATACGGGCACTTGGTAACCAAATATTTTTGATGGAGTTTCTATAAACTCATCCCATTTATTATTCATATTATGTTTGATTTGCGTAACCTAATGGAAATCCGTTTCTAAATTCTGCTCCCATTTTTGGAACTATCATTTGATATCCTTGAATCAATTGTTTTATACCTCTATCTAAATCCCATTCAGGCATCCAACCAGTCGCTTCTATTTTAGCGTTCGATACAATGTAATCTCTTTTATCGGGGTCCTCATAAAAATCGTTGTATGATACCGCAAAATCCTTTACATGGGATTGTATCTTTTCTAACAATTCTTGCTTTGAAAGATTTGCCGAACTTAATCCTACATTAAACACTTCACCTTTGTAAGTATCGTAGTTTTCTAACATAAAAAGAAATGCCGATGCAACATCTTCAACGTGAATAAAGTTTCTTTTAAAATTCTTTTCAAATACAACTATGTATTTATCGGTTATTGCTTTATAAGTAAAATCATTTACCAATAAATCGGTTCTCATTCTTGGTGATACTCCAAATACAGTTGCTAATCTAAATGTAATTGCTGATGTGTTTGCTCTTAAAAAGTTTTCAGCATCGCATTTAGTTTGTCCGTAAACTGAAATAGGAGTAAGTGGTGATTCCTCCGTACATTCCGTTTGGCCTACACCAATCCCATATCCACTATTTGTATTGGGATATAAAATCTTTTTATCTTTAGCAAATCTTACAATATTAAAGATTTGGTCAAAATTAATTTCTTTTGCCAATTTAGGGTCAGCCGCACAAGCAGGAAATCCTACGATTGCTGCCAATGGAATAATTACATCAGCTTCTTTACATAATCTTTCCAATTCCGTTACATTACGAACATCTCCATAAATGAATTTAAATTTTGGATTCGATGTATATTGTAATAGAGAAGTTTGATTAAATAATAATTTGTCTAATACTACGATTTCATGTCCGGCTTTCAACATTTTATCTACAATAACCGAACCCAAATAGCCTGCGCCGCCTGTGATTAATATTTTCATTAAAAATAAATGTTTTCTAAAGTTGCTTTTGATAAATAGTTTCCATTATGCGTTAACTCCCATACTTTGTATCTATTTTGTTGTTTAAAATCCAAAAAGAATGCTAAATCTTTTTTATAAGGAGTAGATTCTTTGAATACTTTAATTTCTTCTAAGAACTCAATTAAATTTTCTTCATATGTATTTGATATCGTTTGCATTTCATTTAAAGAACGTAATCCTTTAATTAAAAAACACATATCAAATTCACATTCTAAATGCATTGCTATATCTGGTACCTGAAAATTTCCATTTCCAAATTGGTAGAATCCTCCACCTCCCATTTCTCCGAATTTATAAGATTGCTTCTCTTTCTCAACATATTCTTTAGTATCTACTAATTTAGAGTTTACATATAGTGTAAATGTTTTAGAATTACTATCATCATTTAAAACCACTACTTCTATAAATTCATTTATTTCCGATGCTTCTATATTATAATGAAATTGTACAAAACTATCATCCATAAACCAATATGTCCACATTAATGTAACAATATCATTACCATCATTATCCTTTACTTTATAAAAAGATAAACCAGAATGTTTACCACTTCTAGCAAATGCAAATCCTTCCTCATTATATTCCATCATTTCGGGAAATATTTTAACTTTAAGATATAATGAGAAATCATCATCCATAAAGGTATCTATCTTCCTATCGGTAATATCATATCTACTTTCGGGTAAAATAACCCAAGGTTCTTCTTTTTTTATTAATAAACTCATATTTTTTAAATTTGAATAGTTCCACAAAAATTATAAAATTCTTCCAATTCAGGAAATGTTTTCACAAAATTAGTTCCTCTTCTTTTATCGTGTTCTGTAAAGTATTTGTGGAAATTATAACGATTTCTAAGTTGTTTGCTACCATCTTGTGGTGATATCATCCAATCATATATTCTTTTTAATTTCTGAACTTCAATATCAGAAAATCCAATATACTTTGGTTCAAATACAGGAATAGCATAATATGTAATTAACTTAGTTTGCTCTAATAATTTTTTAGAAAAATCATATGGAAGAATTTGAACAGTCTGATGTTGTGGATATCTTAAATATGATGAATCTAAAAATACTGCCGAATTCCAATATCTATCGTAGCTACCATAGATATCTTTTAAGTTATAAACCTCTTTAATCAACTTATTATAATTGAATAAACTCAATGCATTATATGTTGACATAAAAGTAATAATAACTCTTGGACATTTGGTTAAAATTTTATTAACGTTATCCCAAAATCTATTAAATTCCATACCCGTTCTAATATAATCAGCTTGCTCTCCCCAAGTATCACAAGATGTGAAAATTACAATTTCACTTGCTCTTTCCTCATCTTCGATTCTTTTAAGTTTTTCAATAAACTTATCAATTAATGCATCAGGTGCACCTAAGTTTGAATTAAATGCTAATTTAAGTTGTTTATTTGGATTTGGTTGGTCTATAATATAATCTAACACTTTCCAAGTATCTTTTGCCAATAATGGTTCACCACCCGTAATTCTAAAGGTGTGTAAATCTTTGTATAAATCTGGCCACCATTTCCAAAAGGCTTCCGTATATGGATTATAATCTTTTTGAGCAATTGGCATTTTGTGTTCCTCAATTAAATATTGAGTATCATTAAATCTATCCGTTGTTGGATAGGCGCCGTATTTTTCAATTTCCTCAACCCATTGAGAACTATATGCAGGTCCACAATAAGAACATTTAAAATTACAAGCATTACTAAATGCTACTTCAACATACTTAGGATTAAAATCATCTCTCCAATCCGAATTTTTGATTTGCTCCATAAATGGTAAAGACCAACTTTCTGAAGATTTGAAAACTCTATCAGAAAATATGCTAGAATTATCTTCTACTCCCCAACAATAATCACATTCAGTAGGTCTAGCTCCATTCAACATTTCTTTTCTACGAAGTTTTTTGTATCTCGTATTGTGAAGTGCCGATGGGTTTCGTGCAATCTCTTGCGGAGAAATTGCGTGTGTTCTAGGATGGTGACATGAGTGATTGTGTCCTACCTGTAAAGATAGCGTTACTTGCGTCCATTTTGCTAAACACATACCCGGTCCTACCGCATCTAGTGTTTTCTTTGTATTCACATACAAAGGATTTTGTTGTTCTAAATCAACTTTGAATTTATCTGACATTATTTTCTATTTTAGCTATTATACTATTAATTGGTATTCTTTGTCCTTCTTTTATTTCTATATGAGTTATACATCCACTCTCCCACACTTCTAAATCCATTATGGCTTTATCCGTTTCAATCTCTGCTATTATATCACCCGATTTAACACAATCTCCCTCTTTTACAAACCAATTAACCAATACACCCGTTTCCATCGTATCGGTCATTCTAGGCATTATTATATCACTCATTTTCTAATGGTTTTTACATTTACCATAAATGCGTTTGGAATATCCATTATTTGCTCTTTACTGATAAATTCATATCTTTCTTTAGCATTAGATAATCCATCTGTTTTATGGTTGATACTACCTTGCTGCATATTTAAAACATATCTTCTTTCATTTGCAGCAGTAGTTTCTCCCTTTGCCCATTTCTGAATTCCACCTTCTTCAATTATACCTTCGGTTTGATGTGGTAAGCATTCAAATTTACCATCTCTTCTATATGGGAGTATTGTGGATGGAACTTCTATATTATCCGATTCTATTTCTACATTTTGATTAACTAATCTATGTTTTAAATATGAATCATCTTTAGCCATCCCATCGAAGTTCAAATTTAATATCGCAGTTTTTTCAAAAGCGTTTTCAAAAATACTACTTCTAACTTCATCGTTATTAAATGCTTTATTCCAAACTTTTATTTTAGCTATATCACCTTTGAACCACTTAGCGTGTGTTTGTGTTCCAGGCGATGGGGTGTGTCCAACAAAGAATGGTTCTACTCCATAACGTTTTAACGGAAAATCAAAATGCATTGGTGATGATGTGCCTGTTCCATTTCTAGCATCACTTTCATTTCCATTCATATAAAGATGCATCTTCTTATTCTTTGCATCTAATACCATAGTTACCCAACTCCATTGGTTTTCATATCGTTTCATCCATTGATAAATGTGATTCTTACGTGAATCCCACAACATAGCAGTATATGCTCTACTATTATTAAATGATAACCCATAATCATAACCGGGCTTTCTGAAAATCGGATATTCCACAAATTGTCTTTTTGTATCACCGATTAACCAAATAGGAACTTTTTCTATTTGTTGGTCAGCCTTAACCAATACCGAAATAGTATGTGAATCCGATATGGCGTTTCTTAGGTTGTTGGATGGTAAAATTTCTAATAAAGAATTTACTCCATTAAATTGTCCAAATGATTGATTTTCAATTTTTTGATGAATTTGTTTATCAGCCATCCCTTCCAATACACATCTCCAAAATAAATCATCATCTTCCATTCCCCAATCCCAATAGTCATTGGAGTATCCATTGGCTTTATATGCCTGTTCTTTTGAGAATAAAACTGCTCCACCAAAGTATTCTTCATACTTTAACATATAGTCGGATTGTGAGATACGAACTGCTATATGTTGTGGATTATCGGTTGGAAATGAATAATCACAACTATCATCTTCCGGCACCATATCAATATCATGCCAAACAATGTAATCACAACCATCTTCAAATGCAGCTATTGCTGCAACATTTTTCATCAATCCTCTATTAAATAGTTCATCATCATTTTGATGTCCTAAATATATAGCATGTTCAATTCCCATATCATTTAAAAATTTATGAATATGGGGAACAAATCTTTTTAAATGTTCTTCTCTATTTCTATATGGTACACAAACTCCTAATTTCATATTATAACAATACGGATAAAAAATGATAGTTTTTTACAGTTGCTTCATTTAATAATTTATATTTACAAGTCGATAATCCATCCAATTCTATATTAGTTAAATTTCTGGAAATATTATTAAAGAATCTTATTTGATTTTGGCGTGTAGTTCTATTTTTCCATTTTCCACCATCATATCCATTTTCCCTATGTGATAAAAGTTTTATCAAAGATTTTCTTCTTTTTGGAACATATACATCCAATTCATCAGATATATCCATTTCCACCAAATGAGTTTGTTTAGTTATTGCATCATATCCATTACCACTTAAATCAATTAAAGTTCTATTTCTGGTTATAGATGTATCATAATAACATAATAACTTTTCTGAAGATTTGTATTGTTTAAAATTTTCAGTAAGTGGATACATTTTATTTTCCGATATTGCTTTTATTTCGGATGCCGATAATACTCCATCATATACTGCAAATTCTTTGATTACTCCTTTAAACCAATTACCATCTTCGTTTCGATATGGGTCTCCGCAACCTAAAAAGAAAGATGCTTCATCTTTGTAATCTTTGATTTTACAAAATTGCTTAACTTCTTTACCATCTCTATTGTATGTTCTTGATATAGTAGTTTCTCCGATAAATTCACCATCTTTATACATTGATATTTTTCCATTTAGAAAATCTAAATTAAAAACAATATTAACGTATGAGTTTGATGCTATTTCAGAGTTTATAGAATATACATTATCATCACTATCCCAAGTTTCTACTTTATATCGTTTAAATGAATTAAAACTAATATTAGTATCATATCCAGGAATAGAGAATATTGTATAATCATCCCATTCTTTATTTGGATTACAAATTATATCATCGGATTTGAATTTAGCAAGTATAGTTCTTGAATTTTTAAAATCAAAAATATCATGCAATTTATCAATTTCGACATAAGAATTTTTACCATTAAAGTATAACCCCTTTACCTTATCATCAGATTTTATGGTCTTTTTATCTAATGATAAACCGGCATATTTACATCTATAAAGAAGGTCATCATCTTCAAATCCCCATCCCCAATATTCATTGGAGTATCCATTTATTTGCTCAAATGTGGAAACTGGAAACATCGTTATACCACCAAAATATTCATCGAATACAATTCGTTTTATATTTGGATTATCTTCAAAGCCTGTTGCCAAATGCGTAGGCGTTTCTGAATACGAATAATCGACCTTAATTGGTATCATATCCACATCGTGAAATGCTACATATTTACATCCTAATTTCTTAGCTCGTTCAAATCCAATATTTAAAAGTTTACCTCTATTAAATGGTTTATCATCCAATTGTTCTACCACAATTAATTCGTATGGAATTTCTTGCTTTTTTAGAGCAGCATCAAGACTTTCTCTAAACATTTTTAGATGAGCTTCTCTATTACGATATGGAACGATTATTCCTAATTTCATTATCTTTCAGAGTCTTTTTTAGGTCTACCCGCCGGCATTGATGATGTTGTTCCTTCATTTGCATCGGCAATTCTAGAAACATTGTTGTGAAATTCATATAGATAATATTGAATTCTATCACTCCAATCTTGCTTTTCAATTTCTTCGAACCAAACAGTTAATGCATCTAATGAGTTTGCAATCTTCTCCAATGCTTTTACTTTTCTTTGTTCTAAAATTAGATTCTCAACAGCTTCTGCTGATTCTACTTGTTGTGTAACAACTTTTTTTGTACCTGCCATATTTGTTAGTTTAATTTAACTGAAATTCTTTTTATATTTTTATCTATTTTACTTTCACCAGTCACTTTATAACTTACAGATGATAATCCGAATTTTGGAATATCTTTATGATTAGTCTTAACCGATTCATAGAAAAATATGTTTTCATTTTCTGTGAAGTTAGGGTCTGGCTTCTTATAATTATAATTGTCTAATATAGTGAATTTTTCTGAATTTTCCAAAATTTTAAATTTACCTAAGCCGGTTTCTGGCATATTAAACTTATATGAATATTGAAAATCTTCTTCTATTACTTTCTTTTGATTTGATATTAATATTTCTCTAGCGTGATTTTTTAAACTAGCTGTATCAACGTAAAATTGACCAACCATTTTATTAAATGCTATATCAATTATAGGTTCAAATGTAGTAAGTCCTCTATTATAATTTTCTTTAAATACTAAATCAATTTCGGTATCACTTAGAGCATAATCAAAACACAATAAATTAGATAATTTACCATTTAATTTATTTTTGAAAAAAAGCGAACCCATCCAAATATCTTTATTAGAAAAATCCATAAGTGGTTTCGATGTATCAAAAAATACTTCATCAACTAAATTACCATTTATGAATAACGATACGATTCCTTCAGCGGCATCAAATCTTAAACTTATATGTGCCCACTTATTTTTAATATCAGAATGATTCCACCATATTTGAATCAATTCACCATCTTCTAACCAATGTTGGAATACCAATGCTTGATTATTCTTTACAAATAATCCAACATCATATCCTTCTTTAGCTATAAGAGTACCATCTTGTGATAAATTTCCATTGATATATGCATCAAATGAAATCGTAAATGAATCCTGGAATATGTTATCAATGATTGGATTTGATTTAATCATTAATGAATCGCCATCTACAAATTCAAATGATGTTAGCTTTTTATTAATTTCATATTCGTTTTCATTCACGTCAATCAAACGATGTTGTTTAAAAATATCTTTATCAAAGAATTTTATAGTAGGTAATGGAATATTATATTTGTTCATTCTCCATAACAAATCCATATATTCAAACCCACCATCCCAATAATCGTTACTGAATCCATTTATACTTTCAAAATCTTCTTTTGAAATTTTAAATACACCACCAATATAATGTGGATATGGTTTGCCGTTTTTAACATCGGCTATATTACAAGCCATATGGATGGGATTTAAAAAATCATCAGAATAATCACAATTATCAGTTATAGGAATAAGATTGACATCGTGAAATACAAAGTAATCACATTCATCTTTTAATAGTTCGTAACCAACGTTACATAAACTACCATAATTGAAAAAATCAGGAGATTGTTGTTCTATAAAGTAAATTGTATAATCCAACTTATCTGCCAAGAACCACTGCATGTGTGCAGCAAATTTGAAGAGCTCTTCGTTTCTATTTCGTATCGGTACAATTATACCTAACTTTTTTTCTAACATAACCGAGTATAACCTTTTATATAGATATAATTTCTTTTAATAAAACAGTCCAATTTTTATAATTTTCAAACGTTGGTGTAGGACAATATTCAAAAGAATAATCGGCATCATTTAAATCCATTTTGAATGATTTCGAACGTAATGCTAAATACATTTGTAAATATTCATCCGAATACGCATATTCCTTTTTAATATCAGCCACAGCTTTTATTCTTTTTATAGAAGTATCATCCCATTTAAAATGGTGTACCTGTACTGAATGTGTATCGATTGGAGCTATTAACGGATGATTCCAACCTTGCCATCTCCAAGTCGTTTCACCATAAACTTTAGCATAATGTTGACCGGGTGTTATTTCTATATTCCCTTTAACTATACAAATTTTATTTGGACAAGCTCCACTCATAGGATATCTAAAAAATCCTGCATATGGAAATTGGCTGAATATACTTTCATTTTTAGTAAATGGTTTTAATTGTTTAAATTCACCATCTTCTCCAATTCTATCTATAAACCCACCTCTTACAATTTCCCAACCATTTTTCTCACAATCTAAAATTATTTCCTTAATTGGTTTTGAATATACGTGGAATTCATCATCATCGGATACTATCCACCAATCATTTGGATACAATGATTTTATAGAATTATAAAGCATTGTAACGGTTTCCCAATTATATTCTTGCTCATCCGGATGTTTATGTAAAATAACTTTATCACCAAATTGTTTACATACTTTTTGAACGTTTTCGTATTGTTTATTTTTCGTATCATATGCAACTATATGAATTTCATCCACTATATCAATGTAGTGTTGAATCATATATGGTAATGTGGTTGTTCGTGAACCAGTCACAGTGACTAATCGTATCATAATTTATTTTTAGTAACTATTGTTAAACCCGTAGATGTAGTTTTATTTGTAAAGGTAGTGAAATTTTTTAAATTTACCAAATTATATTTAGAATTATTTTTTAATTCTTCAATAAATTTAGCAGGTCCATCAAATTCTGCGAAATCTGTTTTTTGTGTATCTGGAACTAAAAACGTATTGTGATATGTTTGGTCGGTATCGTGAATTGTTATGATTCCATTTTCAGACATTATTTGTGAGTATAATTCAAAATCTTTCTTAACGCCCTCATATGAATGGTCTCCATCAATATGTAAGTAATCTATCTTAATATCCTGTCTAACAAAATAATCGTAATATGCTCTTTCAGAAGTTTCAATTATAACTTGTGGTGCAAAGTGTTGTCTTAAAAATGAATTATCCTCTGTCCAATCTGTAAATCCGCCTACACCATTTGCTGCATCTATTACTATTGTAGTTCCGATATCACCCCATTCATTTGATGGATTTCCTTCGAATATACCCTGCTCCCATAAATCGTGTCTAGATTGAGTCATTAAGCGTGGTATAAATCCACCTCCCGTTCCAATACATACACACACTTTAGCTCTAATGAATTGTATTAGAGAATATACCATCAACCCATCACCTAAGTGTAAATCGGTTGCACCATGCGACCAACGATATTTTACAGTCTGATACGTTATATCACCCCCTTTATCTATCGTATGATTGTTGGTAATAAAATTTTTTACTAAATTTAAATTGATAAGACTTTGCATATTTCGGTAACCCATTTATCTTTATTAGTAAATATATTTAATTCATCCTTTAGTTTATTGAATTCTATACTTAGTTGATTAAAACTATCATTTTGAATTTCTAAGTATTTTTCATAAAACTCATCTTTGCTATTTGCTCTATATTTGTAATCAATATGTTTCATCCAATTTGTATGTATGATTGGAAGCTTACCATAATCAATTGCATTAAATATTGCATACCCAAATGGTTCTTTTATATAGCAACCGTGAAACATTTGAAAATTACTTTCAAAAAATTTTTTATGAAAACGATAATCAAATTCTATGAATCTATGATATTTTGGATTTGTATTTGAAGCTTCCAACATTCGTTTGTAATCGTATTTATTTGAAAATACAATTGATGGTATATAATCTAAATAATGCGCATTCTTACGAGTTTCACATCTAGCCGCATATCCAATTTTATCACTTATGATTCCTAAAAATGGTATATTATTTTCCCATTCATAGTAATTTGTAATGTTAATAACGTGTTGATAACTTTTATGAATCGTATCATCCTCATATCCTATCCAAACTATATTATCAGAATTATCTAATATTTCTCTCTGCCATTCCCAATCTAACCTTGTCATTAGATTTTCGTACTCATCATTTAATCCTAACATATCAGGAATAAATGCATGAACAAATGTTATGTGAGTTTTGTGAAGATACTTTTTGATTATAGGATTTGGTTTATATGAATGATGTAGAAAAACTATTTTATCACACTCATTTAATATCCTATCTATTTCTTCATCGTTTTGAAAAGTATATATTGCATCTTTTTCTGGCAACAAAGGTCTACCATCAACTACAATTTTGTAATTTTCTGTAACTAATGGTAATATATTCTCTATAAAGTTATTACACCATATATCAGAACCTCCTACTACATTTTTTCCGTAACCGGTTGTTATGAATACTATCATATAATAATTTACAATGGATTTATCCTAACTCCACCTACTGAATTTTGTTTCAATCTATATTGACTATCCATTAATTCATTTATATGATTCCAATATATTGTATCAGCCTTAACTGAACTTTCCAACCATTCTAATAGAATATCGTTATTCAATTGATTTAACGATAAAAAAGATTGTTCATTTAAATCGGTTAAATCTAAACGAACGTTTCCATCATAAAAACACGATATAGTTGTATCGTATGTAACTACTACTCTAAAAATAATATTTGTTATTACATCGGTAAACGTATCAACATTATCTTTAATTAATCCTTTAATTTCCCAATTATATGTCATATTTTTATTTATTTATTGAACTACTAATATATAATTCCAAATCTTCTATTTTTTTAGATAATTGTTGTACGGATTTTACTAATGGTGCAATTAATTCATCGTAATTTAAATGCATAATAGCATCTGGCTTATCAATTGTACCATCTACTAAAGATGAATTCGAAATATCCATACCATATTCGGAAAGTGAGGAAGTAACTTCTTGTGCAACAAATCCCATTCGTGTATGAGATGGAAGATTTTTATACACATATCTAACCGGATTTAATTTATTTAAAAATTCTATTCCAAATGATTCATCTAATTTTTCTATATTATCCTTTATTCTTCTATCTGATGTAATGAATTGACCTGAACTACCCACTTTAGCATTAGCATAAACACTCCAATTATTAGGTTGTGCCCATGCCATAATAGCACCTTCTCCGGATGCTTGATTTTTTGCTCTGAAAGCGAACCATTGGTTTAATCCAGCCGTTGTTTCATATTGGGGCATTTCGCATTCTCTATAAGTCCAAGACCCACCTGGACCAGAATAATCTACCCAAAAATAAGTTCCTTTTAAATAAAATTGAGTTCCAGCGCCCATATCAATCCAACCATAGTTAAATCCACTACCCGAATCACTTGAATATAATTTTATTACTCCACTGTTGGATTCCAATGCATTGTTGGAAATAGTCCAACCCGATGTGGATGAACCAATGTATCCAACTTTAGCTACCATTGAACCATTACTAAATACTCTAAAATTTGGATTATTTATATCACTTCCGATTTGAATATCACCACCCTGAATGACAGCTCCACTAAGAACCCCACCACTAATGGTTGCCGTTGATGTTATATTTCCCGTAAATGTGCCCGATGTTGCATATACATCACCTTTGAAATAGGCATCTCCAGCCGAAGTTATTGCGAAATTTTTAGAACGAATCAATCCGTTATCCAAATTTATTTGAGTACCTGCGGTAGAATAAACGCCCGAAGTATATGAGTAACCCGTAGATTCAATTACACCTGTTCTAATTTTACCACCACTTATTGTTGTTGTATTTGAATTAACATCAGCTGCTGCTCCACCTGCTGATATCTTACCATTGGCAGTTGTTTGTGCATTACTTGCGGCAGTTGCGGCATTATCTGCGGTTGTTTGTGCGGTTGAAACTTGGGTAGTTGTTGCGGCATTTCCACCGGATACTGTTATATTTCCATTTATACTTAATGTAGTACCATCCCACGTTAATTTATCCTTTAAAGAAAATTTTGCAGTACTATCCACATAAAAGCCAGTATTTGTATTATTATATGCGCCAGTTCCAATATAAATTGCTTTATTAGCCCCATCTAATGTGATACCATTATTTCCCACTTTAAATGTATTTGAAAAATATCCATCGGCACCAGCGATAATAGGGGAAATAATACTACCACCACTAATCAATGTACCACCCGAATACGTTCCGGCTGCAATACTATCGGCTACAGCTTTTGCGTTTGTATATGCCGCAGATGCCGAAAGTGCGGCATTTGTAGCGGCTATCGATGCAAAACTTTGTGCATTAGTTTGAGCAGTACTTGCGGCGGCTGAACCGGATAGTACTGCATTCGAACCCGCAGTAGCTACTTGAGTAGAAGTGGCGGCATTTCCACCCGTCACATTTATAGTTCCATTTACTGATAGATTTCCACTCGTATCAAATGTCAATTTATCTTTTAATGAAAATTGCCCCGCACTATCTAAATAGATTGCAGTATTTGTATTATTATATGTTCCAGTTCCTATGTATATCTTACGAGTGGATGTTCTTGCATCTAAGTTTATTTGTGCAGCTGATGTATCACCAACTGTAAATAATTCTTTTATGTATCCAACTTGCCCACCGATTGCAGGAGAATAAATAACAGTATCTCCAATAAATGAACCACTATATTGTCCATTTGCCAATTGTTGAACTTTTGATAAAGATGATGATAAAATTATTGCATTTGAAGAACTTACTGAAGAACTTAAAGAGCTAATTGATGAAGATACCGAACCACTTAATGTTACAACCGAACCACTAACCGTTGTAATACTACCACTCACACTACCACTCAATGTTACAATAGTATTATCCGCAGATGAACTATAAACAGTCATTGTACCACTAATGGATGCGGAAACAGCGTTTAATTGTGCCAATGAAGAGGATGCCGATGAACTAATGTATATTAATGTTCCACCTATATTATCGTTACCACCCGTAAATGTAGCACTTGCTGTTACTGCTACGGGAACGTAATTATTATTTACATCATAGAATTCAAATTTAAAATTATATGTTTCATTACCAATTACAGTTGGCATTGATGTTATAAATGAAACTTCATCTGGTGAAAATGCCGTATCTTCTGATAATTTTAAAGTAATATTACCAACGTGCCATTCATTATATGCACCATTTGGCATTTTCAAATATAAACTAGCCGATGGTTCTGATTTATCTAATGAAAATGTAATAGTTTGGTCTTTTAAATTTTTTGTAGGATATATTCCATTTAATGAACCAACTAATAATTCACCATTATTAGAACCACTAAGATAAATATTTAAATTACTATCATCATTAATTAAAGATGATGTATAAAACGCATCTATTCCAAATTCATACACGCTTTTCGCAGATAAATTTAATGATGATGTATATCTAAAATTAGCAGCATCGTCTGTTGACCTTAGTTTTATCCCATTATCGATTTTAGTAGAATCTAATGATACATTCATACCTGGAGATGCTGTCCATAATTTCGATAATACTTCGGATGTGAAAAATCCCGCACTACTAATTACACTTCCAGATAACTCATATGATGTTAATAGTTCTTTTGATTCAACTAAAATATCCTGTATTAAATCGTAATCGGAAATATCGCCTTCCGATGTTCTATATACCTTAACTCTTTTAACATCTCCGGCAAATGTATTTATATTTGAAACAGTTACATTTGCAAATGATTGGCTTATTCCTGAATTTACTTTTATTCCATTTTCAATTCTATAAATTGATTCTAAATTTTCAGTTATACTAACAGACGGCCTTCTATAAAATCTAACTTTTGTAGTATTTGCTAATGTAGGATTTACATTGACTTTCTTTTGCCATTTTACATTATAAGTACCTTGCCATTCTAACGGTATAGGACTTAATAATCCATTATCATCATAATAGTTACTTAACTCACCTAATATTGTAATTGTACACGGACCATATGCGGTTGTATCGGGATATATGTAAACCGCTACAACTTTCGATACACCTTCATAATATTCTATTGGAAATGATTCACCATTTATATTAGTTAGTAAATAACCTTCACCAGGTTCGTGGTATATAATTTCACCAGCTGCATCTTTAATTTCTATTTTTATCAAAGTATCCGCAACCAATTCATGCGAACCTGCTATTAAGAATGCGTTTTTACCGCCTGTAAATGTATCGGGTAATTCGGTTATATTAAAATATCTACTATTGGGATTGGTATCTTGTACAAACGTATTGTATCTATCTAAATTTTCTGCGAATAAGGTTTTCTTTGTTACAGCCATTTGTCAAATTTCTTTATTATAAATATTCACAAAAAATTATTTATTCCATATTTATATAAAGAAAACTAATAAAAACTAAAGAAAACTAAATGTTATGAAATACGCAATGCTACAAATAAAAAAAGAAACCCACGAACTTCTCAAACAATATTGTGAAGAACATGGGTTTAAGATGGGGAGTTTAGTAGAAAACTTAATTAAAAAACACGTTGGTGTTACTAAACCTCAAGCGGGTGTGTTAAGAGCTGATAAGGTTAGAAATCAATCTTACTAAATCCATCTACTTTCTTTATTTCTATTAATCCATCTACGATATCTCTCATTTGTTCTAAATGAGAAATCATCCAAATGAAATCAAATTGAGTTTTTAAATATTGCATCATCATAAATAAAGATGATAAGTTATTTGCATCCAACGTACCAAATCCTTCATCGATTACTAAGAAGTTTGGACGAGGTAATCCACAAATGTTAATTAGAGCTACTCTAATAGCCAATCCACTTACGAATTTCTCCATACCACTACACATTTCCAACGGCCACTCTTGGTCTTCGTAAACAATTTTTGCATTGATTGATTTACCATCAATATCCATCACAATACTAAAATCAACAACTTGTCCTAATATATTATTGATTTCATTTTCAATGACTGGCATAGCTTTTGAAATTAATTCATATGGAATACCATCACGCTTTACAGCATCTAAATAATAGGTGTATAATCGATTCTTTTCTTCTAATTCCTTAACTTCATCCATCTTAGATTTAATACCCTCTATAAACGATTCTAATGAAGAAATAGAGCCATTCAATCCTGCGATGTCTTTATTGATTGATTTGATTTCAGATTCAATTTCCCCTTTAGTTCTATTCAACCCATTAATTACGGATTCGATTTGTTTATTACGTTTAATAATATCTTCATTTTCGTGATATTTCTGAATATTAATTTTAACCGTTTCTAATTGGTGTTCTAATAATTGTTCTTTGGTATTTAATCCTTCTAATTCTGCTTCGGATTTTTCTTTAATAACAACTGCTTTACCATATTTAGCTTTTAAATCTAACATAGTATCATATTGAGATTTAGCATCTTCAAACATATCCATAATATTAGAAAATCCACTAACATCATTCATTGCTTCGTCTACATTAACCTGCAAATATTCCAAATCTTCTTTCGCTTTCATTGCATCCTTTACGAATACATTATCACAACAAAATTTACAATTAGGGTCATATTGATGTGAATCTAAATGTTTAATCTTTTCTTCTGCTGCTTCTAAAGTTTTTTTGGCAACATAGTAAATATTGTTTGCTACATTATAGTCTTTTTCAGCTTGTACATAATTTGAATTTGCTTCTTCTATATCAATATAATCGTTATCTGAAAGATAGAACTTCTTTTTATCCTCCATCGATGCCGATAATTCATTTATGGTAATCGTAGAAGTTTCTATATTCTCAATTTTAGCTTTCTTTTCAGCAAGAATATGTAAAATATCTCTACCAATTGAATTTTGTTGTCTGGTTAAACTATCTAAATCTAAATTACCATCAATTGGTACTAGCTCTTTTGTTAATCCTAAAATTCTATTGGATAAATCAGATAAATCAATTGTTCTACTTTCTAAGGTTTTTTCTAATCCCCTTAATTCTGATTTCTTAGTTTGTTTCTCTAAACCCTTTTCGGCTAATTCGGATGTAAAATCGGTTTTCTTAAAGTTTTTAATTAATACCGAAACTTCCTTAATATCTTCAGTAGCGGTTTCATATAATTTATCAAAAATATTCAATCCCATAAATTGAGCCAATAAGTCCTTACGTTCCGATTGAGATTTATCAATGAATATAGAATTGTTACCTTGCAAAGATAATGCAGTTAATACAAAATC